GAAGCAACCAACTGGCTCAAAGAAAAACTGGAAGGTACGTTGGCTGGTGATGATGAGTTGTCTGTTAGGACTGAACTTGTTGGTGGGACTGGCAAATACGGGCGTCTTCTGGGTTGGCTTTACATTGGGGACGGAGACGTGTCGCTTAACGAACAAATGATTGAGGAGGGTTACGCTCATGCATATGACGGAGGAACAAAAAACATGGACCTTGAAGCACTCAGAGAAATCAGAAGAGCACGGGGCACGATGGTGTAGAAGTGCTGTGTGTGGATCCTCACCTTTTATCCCTAATTCAGAATTTGAAGGAGAAAATTGCGAACTAACCTGTAACGTAAACAAATGAACCCTCAAGAAAATGAATGGCATTGTACCATGACATTAGGAATAGATGAAGTCCGATGTCTGTATGATCACTATGATTATTCAATTAAGATGTGGCCAGGTTCCCCTGCACGTCCTGCTGAAGAACAAGTTCTTCTGGATATAATGAAGAAGAGAATGTTTGCTATGATGGCAGAATACAATTTTACGGAAATGTAGACAATACACAAATTGTTAGTATTCTTTACACGATTTTTACCTACATAGTCCTATAATACTTTGTAGCGTAGTGTAACACAATGCTCGGACTCTATGTATTAATCACTTGTTTTATTCTACTTGTAACGTATGCAGGTATGGAAGAAACGGTGCGTCTATTCGCGTACATTGATCTAGTAATTAGATATCAATGGGTTAAATTTAGAATGTTTATGATGAGGCGTAAATTAGAACAACAACTCATAAAGGATCTACCTGATTACAACAAACTTATAAAGGAATTAAAAGATGACCAACGATAAGGAACTGTCGGATCTCAAACTAGAGAGAAAAGAATGTCCTAAATGTGGTGCTATTTGGATTAACGGCAAACATATGTTTAGTGGTACAGCCGCATCTTATGATAGTAGTGAACTAGATCTTGCTGGATTAGTTTGCAATAACCTAGGTGACGATACATGTATCAACCCATCAAAAGGAATTGGTGGTGGTCAGACGTGGGAAAGACGTGCTGGTTACATTGAAGGTGCTATCGCAGCAAAGAAAGGATTGTTGGAAGATATGCGCGATCAGTTCGGAGACCTATAAATAGTAGTGGTGAACTAGTATTTTATTGTGTCTAGTAATGATGTATATTTGGGTAATCCCAACCTGAAAAAGGCTGGGACCCCAATCAGTTTTACAAAAAAGCAAATTGATGAGTGGATCAAGTGTAAGAATGATCCCATCTACTTTGCGATGAATTACATTAGAATCATCTCACTAGATGAGGGTTTGATACCTTTTGAAATGTATGATTTTCAAAAGAAAATTTTAAATGACTTTCATAATAACAGGTTTAACATTGCAAAACTTCCTAGACAAACTGGCAAATCGACCACTGTTGTTGCTTACCTGCTTTATTACGCTATCTTCTACGACAGTGTTAACATTGGTATTCTGGCTAACAAGGCATCTACCGCTAGGGAACTACTGGGTAGGTTACAGTTAGCTTACGAGAACTTGCCCAAATGGATGCAACATGGTATCCTCGTATGGAACAAAGGTAATGTGGAGTTGGAGAATGGCAGTAAGATATTGGCAGCTTCTACATCTGCGAGTGCTGTCCGAGGCATGTCGTTTAACATTCTCTTCCTCGATGAGTTCGCCTTCGTTCCAAACCATGTTGCGGAGCAATTCTTTGCCTCTGTTTATCCTACTATTACTTCTGGTAAATCAACGAAGGTAATTATTATCTCAACGCCTAACGGCATGAATCACTTCTACAAGATGTGGGAGGATGCTAGTAGAGGTAGAAATGATTACACTACAAACGAAGTACATTGGTCTCAAGTACCTGGCAGAGATGCTAAGTGGAAAGAAGAGACAATTAAAAACACATCTCCAAGACAGTTCGCACAAGAGTTTGAATGCGACTTTCTTGGATCTGCTGATACTTTAATCAGTCCATCAAAATTACAAAATATACCATTCCACGATCCTATTGCGAGCAATGCAGGACTTGATGTTTATACGCGAGTTGAAAAAGATCACGAATATATCATTACTGTTGATGTTGCCAGAGGAATTGGTGGTGACTATTCTGCTTTCCTCGTGTTTGATATCACCACGGTCCCGTATAAGATCGTTGCGAAGTACAGAAATAATGAGATTAAACCTGTACTGTTTCCCTCAGTAATTTTTCAAGTAGCAAAAGAATATAATAATCCTTACATTTTAGTTGAGGTAAATGATATTGGAGATGGTATTGCTTCTACTCTTAACTATGATCTCGAATATCCTAACGTACTTATGTGTGCGATGCGTGGTAGAGCAGGTCAAGTCGTGGGGCAAGGATTCTCAGGAAACAAAACTCAACTAGGTGTTAAGATGAGTGTAACCGTGAAGAAGATCGGTTGCTCTAATCTCAAAGCTATTATTGAAGAAGACAAGTTATTGTTTAATGACTTCCAGATCTTCCAAGAACTTACTACGTTTGTACAGAAGAAACAGGCGTGGGAAGCAGACGAAGGATACCATGATGACCTTGTAATGTGTATGGTTCTCTTTGCATGGTTAGTCATGCAAGAGTATTTTAAAGAAATGACAGATCAAGATATAAGGAGGAGAATTTATGATGAACAACGTAATCAGATTGAGCAAGACATGGCTCCCTTTGGTTTTGTTGATGACGGTATGGGTGATGATACCTTCGTGGACGAAGACGGAACCGTTTGGCAGTATGGAACGACACAGGAAGAAGTTGGATACATGTGGAACTACTAATGAATATAGAGGATCAATTCTTACTAGACCATCTGACGTTTACCGAAAGAAAATGTAGATCATGTGGCGCAACAAAAGATCTTCTTACAGATTTTTATAGAACTAGAAGAAATAGACACACTGTTTCTGCATACTCATACGAATGTAAGGACTGTACTAAAAAACGAGTAAAAAGTAAAAAACGCAATCAGAAAGAAGATATGTATCCTGACTGGTAGAGAGTTCATGCATTGTTTCCCCACTAGAGCGTATCAAAAGAATAAATATTTAGAGATTAATTTGGAATTTTCTAAAGGAGTTTAAACATGGCAAGTCAAGTCTCGCCTGGTGTAGTTCTCAGGGAACGCGACCTAACTAATGCTGTTATCGTAGGAGATTCTGCTCTTACTGCTGCATTTGCATCGTCGTTTCAAAAAGGACCCATCGGTGAAATAGTTTCGATCAGCAGCGAGAAGCAACTCGTTAATGTATTCGGTACACCAAGAGAAGAAAATGCTGAAGACTGGATGGTCGCAGCAGAATTTTTAGGGTACGGAGGACAGTTAGCTGTTGTTCGTGCTGAAACCGGATGTCTTAACGCAGCATCAACATCTGGTGTTTTGATTAAGAATGACCTTGAGTGGCAAGCAGGCGTTGGCGCTGCTAACACTTTTGCAGCAAGAACAGCAGGAACGTGGGGTAACTCACTTAAAGTTGTAGCAGTTGACCGTGGTGCAGATCAGATTCTAATGCTAGCATCTGCTCCAGCTGTAACTACAATGGGAACTTCGTTCTCAACTGTAAGTGGAAAAGCAGGAAGAATTTATTCGTTTGATGCATCTACAAATGGTCTAGCAGTTATCTTAGATAACCCTGCATCGACAATTACATCAGCAGATATTTTCGATGAACCTGGAGATGGTGTTGCCACTGTAGTAACAGCAGATGCCTATAATGGTATTGGATCTCAAGTTGGAACCCATACAGTAGACCCCACAGGCGGATCTGGAACGGGTTTGAGATTGGATGTTACGATCAATGCAAGTGGTCTGGTTGATAGCGTTGCTATCGTTGCAGGTGGTTCTGGATATGAGTCCAATGACTCGGTATCATGTGCCGCAGCATCTTTGGGAACTGGAGCAACAGCACCATTAACAGTTACTGTTACTTCAGTAAGTAATGATAACATTGCCGTTAATAGTGTAAAAGATTGGTATACTAACACGGAAATTACCGGAACTGGGTTAAAACTTTCTGCTGTTGGTCCACGTCCTGGTACTTCTGAGTATGCATCCTCTAGAGGAATTTCATATGACGAAATGCACATCGCTGTTATTGATACAACAGGTGATATTACAGGAGCGGCAAACACAATTTTAGAAAGATTTACATATCTTTCTAAATTACAAGATGCAAAATCTGCAGAAGGCGGACTAGCATACTTTAAGGATGTTGTAAATCAAGAATCCGAATACATCTTCCAAGGGTCTTCTATTTCAGGAACAATTGAACCAGTATCTAGTGGTAATGGTGCTGCTCTAGGAACTAGTTCATCCGCACTTTCATCCGGAGATAAATTCCTTCTTCTTGCAAGAAACATTACGGATCTTGTAGGTGGCACTGATGATTATGCATACACTGCCGGAGAGGCAACTTCAGCATATGATTTCTTCAGCGACACTGAAGATACCGAAGTTGATTTCGTTCTTATGGGCGGATCAATGGGAACTGAAAATGACACTCTTGCAAAAGCACAAAAAGTTGTTGCTATTGCTGCATTAAGAAAAGATTGTGTTGCTTTTGTTTCACCACATAAAGGAAATCAAATTTCATATAGTGGTTCGGCACTTTCTGCATCTGCACAAAGAGAGAATACTTTAAACTTCTTTAACTCTATCACATCAACTTCATTTGCAGTTCTTGATAGTGGTTATAAGTACATGTATGACCGCTTTAACGACAAGTATCGTTACATCCCATGCAATGGTGACGTTGCTGGTTTATGTGTTAATGTTTCAAGTACAATTGCTGACTGGATTTCACCAGCTGGTTTAAACCGTGGCGGAATTCGTAATGCTATTAAACTAGCATTTAACCCAAACAAAGCAGATCGTGATGAACTTTATCAAGCAAGAGTTAACCCAATCGTTTCTTTTGCAGGATCAGGCTCTGTTCTATTTGGCGACAAAACTGCACTTGCTGCTCCGTCAGCATTTGACAGAATTAACGTTCGCCGTCTATTCCTCAATGTTGAGAAAAGAGTTGAAGAACTTGCTAAAGGAGTTCTATTTGAACTTAATGACGAGACGACCCGATATGGATTCCTCTCGACTATTAATTCATACCTAGCAGAAATTTCTGCACTACAAGGTATTACCGACTACCTAGTAGTATGTGATTCTAGTAACAATACTCCTGAGATCATTGATCGTAATGAGTTTGTTGCAGAACTATTCATCAAACCCGCTCGTTCTATTAACTATGTTACAGTAACATTTACTGCTACAAGAACTGGCGTTTCATTCAGCGAAGTCGTCGGACGCTGATTCATTAAATAGTAAACGAAGAGGAATTCACAACAATGGCAAAGAATAATGTTTCCGACTTTTTAACTAAGGTCAAACAGGGTGTAAGACCCAATATGTTTGAGGTCCAACTCACGTTCCCTACAACGATTGGGTTGACTTCAGGAGATGACGATTTACTCACTCTTATGTGTAAATCAGCAGCACTTCCAGCATCAAATATTGGTGTTATCGAAGTTCCATTCCGTGGTAGAACTGTAAAGATCGCTGGGGATAGAACCTTTGATAACTGGAGTGCTACTTTCATCAATGATAAAGAGATGCAAGTTCGTTCACGTTTTGAGCAATGGTTAGCTGCTGTCAATGAGCATAAAGCTAATAAAACTATGTCTGCAGACGGTGTTGATCCAACTAAATACACGACAGCTGTTCAAATCAAACAGCTTGAAAAGGATAACAGTGAGGGTGGTAAAACCCTAAGACAGTACAAACTTTGGTACGCATTCCCAACTGCAGTTTCCGCAATCGATCTTGCTTATGATAGCAATGATCAGATTGAAGAATTCTCAGTTGAGTTTCAGTACTCATATTGGACTGTTGGTGGAGATGGTGATGAAAGCGATTCAACCACAAAAGGCGGTTTCGCAATCCCATAAATAGTAGGAAGTCAATTGATTAAATAATCATGAGTCAGTTATTTGGCTTCCAAATTAATCGCAAGGAGGGTCAGAAGGGTCAGTCCCCTGTCCCTCCTTCTGCTGATGAACCAGTTTCAATTGCAGCAGGTGGTTATTTTGGAACGTATGTAGACACAGATGCTACCGCAAGAAACGAGTTTGAATTAATTCGTAGATACAGAGACATGTCTTTGCATCCCGAGGTAGATTCTGCTGTAGATGAAGTTGTAAATGAATTTGTAGTCAGTGACGCTAGTGATAGCTGCGTAGATGTTGATCTTAATAATTTAGAAGTTGGAGCGGGTGTAAAGAAAAAAATTCGTGATGAGTTTGACAAGATCAAACAGATGCTCAATTTTGATAATCGAGCTCATGAAATAGTTCGTAGTTGGTATATTGATGGAAAGTTATATTATCATAAAGTAATCGATTTAGATAATCCTAAGAAAGGAATTCTAGAATTACGTTATATCGATCCACTTAAGATTCGTAAAGTCAGGCAAAAATTAGATTCGGGTTCATCCGATCCCAGATTAAACAGAGCAATAAAAGGTACTGCCCTAGAATATGAATGGGGTAATTACATTGATTATTTCTTATATAATCCCAAAGGATATCTAAAGGGCGGAGCTCTTGGTCCTATTGGCGATATGTCTAATTCTCAGGGTATTAAACTTGCAGCGGATTCGATTGCATTTTGTGCCTCAGGAGTTCAAGATTTAAATAAAAGAATGCACTTGAGTTTCCTACACAAGGGAATCAAATCACTCAATCAACTAAGGATGATTGAAGATGCTCTAGTTATCTACAGATTGTCACGCGCACCAGAACGTAGAATCTTTTACATTGACGTTGGTAATCTTCCCAAAGTAAAAGCGGAACAATACCTCCGTGATGTCATGGCACGTTATCGCAACAAGCTTGTATACGATGCGAGCACTGGCGAGATTCGTGATGACAAAAAGCATATGAGTATGCTTGAGGATTTCTGGTTGCCTCGTAGAGAGGGTGGTCGTGGTACTGAAATTACTACGTTGCCTGGTGGTCAGAACCTAGGTGAGCTCAAGGATGTTGAGTATTTCAAAAAGAAACTATACAACTCACTAAACCTACCACCCTCACGTCTCACTGATGAGAGTAAAGGATTTAATCTTGGCAAGAGTACTGAAGTCCTCCGTGACGAACTTAAGTTTACTAAATTTATTGGTCGTCTACGTAAACGTTTTGGAGAACTCTTTCATGATATTCTTAAGACACAACTTATTCTTAAAGGAGTAATTTCTCCTGAAGATTGGGATGATATGAAGGAGCATATTCAATATGACTTCTTATTTGATAATCATTTCAATGAGTTGAAAGAGCAAGAACTAATGATGCAACGCATCAATCTTGCAACTCAAATGGATCCTTTTGTTGGTAAGTATTATTCGATTGAATTTATTCGCCGTCAAGTTCTTCAACAAAGCGAAACAGAATTTAAAGAAATTGATGCTCAAATGCAAAAAGAAATTGATACTGGTCTTGCATTGAATCCTACAGATGTTAATACATTTGATATGATGGATCGTCAAAATCAAGCATTCCAACCAGAAATTGCAGCGCAACAAGCTGACGATTCACACGAAAGAGAACAAGAAAAAGCAGATGACTCACATGAAAAGCAGTTGCAAATGATGAAGATGCAACCCAAACCTTCGAGTAATAATAAATAAAGAATAAGTTATGGAAAATAATATGGATCAGGCAAACCCTGAGGCGGAAGTGATGAATGTAGTTGCTGCAATTGCAGATAACGATAGAGCAAAAGCAATTGATGCTATCCAAGACATGTTGTATGCGAGAGCAACAGATGCTATGGGTAGTTACAAACAATCTGTCGCTAAAACATTCTTTGATGAACCAACAGAAACGGAAGTAACCGATGAAACTGATAACGGAACAGATTGAAGACGTACAAGTTATTACTGAAGGAACCGGTGATGACAAAAAATTGTATATCGAAGGCGTTTTTCTTCAGTCAGAACTGAAGAATAGAAACGGTCGTGTTTATCCGTTTCAAGTTTTAGAACGTGAAGTCGGACGTTATAACGAAGAGTATGTTAAAACTAATCGTGCTCTCGGTGAGTTGGGTCATCCTGATGGTCCAACTGTCAACCTTGATAGAGTTTCCCACAGAATTACTTCGCTTAGAGCAGAAGGTAATAACTTCATGGGAAAAGCGCAAATCTTAGATACTCCTATGGGAAAGATTGCTAAATCTCTCTTGGGTGAAGGTGTACAACTTGGTGTATCTTCACGCGGAATGGGAAGTATTGATAAGCGTGAAAGTACCGCGTATGTCATGGATGACTTTATGCTTGCTACAGCTGCCGATATCGTGGCAGATCCTTCTGCACCAGATGCTTTTGTCAATGGTATCATGGAAGGCAAGGAGTGGGTTTGGGATAATGGAATTCTTAAGGAGTCCCAGGTTGCTAAATATCAACGTCACATAGGCGAATCTACTCGCCAAAACCTAGAGGAGAGAACGCTTCAAGTGTTCCAAAACTTCCTCGCAGGTTTATAATTAATAAATAAACTATAGATAATCATAAGATTTACGGAAGGACTCAAAATGTCAGACATGTTAAACGAAAAGTTTGAGGAGTTTCTGAGCGGTCAGCAAGTCGTTATGGAAGCCGGGGCAGATCCTATGCCTCGTGTAACTGCTTCAGTAATTCCTGGTACAGGCTCAGACCCCTCAGCAATTTCGGGTGATCCTCAACAAAACGGCAGTGGTAAAGATCCAATGCCTACAGTACCTACATCAGTTGCACCTAATCAGTCACAAACTGATCTTGGTGGTTCGCAGTCTGAACCACTTCATTCTAATAAAGAAGAAGGCGAAGAAAATCCTGGTGCTAAAGCAGCAGCACCCGTCTCACAAGACGGTAGTGTTACTTCACCATCAGGTAAACCTGGTGATGAAGCAGGTGCCAATACACTTGGCGCGGAAATTGCTTATGGAACTAAGAAAGGTCCAAACGTATCTTATCCTATCAAACCAGCATTTGAAGAGCTGGATATGTCATCAGACATTAGTGCCCTCTTAGAAGGCACAGAACTCTCGGAAGAGTTCGCTGAGAAAGCAAAAACTATTTTTGAAGCTGCTGTCAAAGCGAAAATTTCTGAAGAGTATGACAAGCTTGTAGAGCATTTCGGTAAAGAATTAGAGAAGCAAGTAGAATCTGCTAATGCAGAACTCTCTGAGGAAGTTAACGGAACTGTAAACTACGCAGTCACACAATGGCTAGAAGAAAATCAAGTAGCTGTTGATCGTGGCATCAAAAATGAGATCACTGAAGACTTCATCGCAGGTCTCAAAGGTCTCTTTGAAGAACACTATATCGCTATCCCCGACGACAAGGTTGACGTGGTAGAAGGTATGGCTGAATCTATTCGTGAAATGGAAGAGCGCCTAGACGAACAGGTCAAGGCAAATGTGAAACTACAGAATCGTCTTAATGAATCTGCCAAACTCAATATTCTGTCCACTGTGTCAGAAGGACTCGCAGATACTCAGAAAGAAAAACTCGCAGCACTTGCTGAAGGTCTAGAGTATGTAACTGAAGAAGATTTCTCTAAGAAAGTTAAAACTATCAAAGAGTCATACTTCAAGAATTCAGTTTCTACTCCCACAGCAGAAGTTGCTGATGAAACTCCAGTTGAAGGAGTAGGCGTAGAGGTAACACCAGCAATGGCACAATACCTTACTGCCCTCAATCGCTGGAAGTGATTATTATAAAACCTATTTTTTAATTCGGAGCTAAAAATGTTTAATGCACAAGCTCTAACCGAAAAGTGGGCACCTGTTCTAGGTCATGAAGGCTCTTCAGCCATCACTGACAACTATAGAAAGAGTGTCACCGCTGTTCTGTTAGAAAACCAAGAAAGATTCATGCGCGAAGAGCGCGGTATGCTTAACGAAGCTGGTGGATCAGCAGGTAATTCTGCTGGTGCTATCGGTGGTAACGCACTATCTGGTTCAGGTCTATCCACCCAAACTGGTGGTCTTGCTGGATTTGATCCTGTAATGATCAGCCTCATCCGTCGTGCAATGCCTAACCTCATTGCCTATGACATTTGTGGCGTTCAACCCATGTCTGGTCCTACCGGACTTATCTTCGCAATGAAGA